CTTGTCGGCCGTGATACGTCGGTCGGCAATGGCCGCGTCCACGGCTGCCGTTACATTGGCAAGCTGCAAGGTCTCTACCTGTTCCGCCTTTTTGTTCAGGTTTACGATTGCGTCGTGTACCTGTTCCTCGGTTGCCGTTTCGGGAAGTCCGAGAATAAGCAATGTTTCTTTTTTCATTTTTGTTTGTTGAATTATGTTTGAATTTACCGAATTGTCGGTGTTTGACAGCTCCAGCAGGGGCAGCAAGGGCGACGCTTCGCCTGCTGACAGTTCCAGAAGTTTTCCACTGTTCATTAGCTTCAATGCGTCGTCATTGCTGCCGATGTCCACAATGCTGACCTCTAAGAGCTTGCCACGCGTAACGGTGGCACGGCTTTGCCCTTGTATAAGGTGCCGTGGGTCGGTACTGGTTTCCAGTATGTCGACAGACGCGCTGCACATATTCAAAAAACCTTTGTCCCATTTGTTTGCGATTTTCTTTGCAAAGTCGTCCTCAAGGTCGAAAACTGGAGTGCCAATCAAGCGGTCGCCGTCGATGCGCAGGTTTTCCATGCGACCGATAGGCGCGCTGTTGTCGCCGTAACGCCTGTGCATCCATAGAAGCACAGGGTTTTTCTGATATTGTGTCGTGTCCAGTCCGTCGGTCAGCACACGGCTGCCGTAGCTGTTCAGTCCACTGGTATTTATCACCACTTCTTTTGCCATTGTTCTTTGTTGTTTTTTGTTTGTTTGAAAAGTGGCGGGCTTCACAGCAGGCCACTTGTAAACAATCTATTAACCTTAACTAATACATGAAAAAACTTTGAGTTGCGGCGGCAGGACTCGAACCTGCGACTTCGGGGGAATGAACCCCGCGAGCTGCCAGCTGCTCTACGCCGCGACGTTTTCTGACGCAAAATTGCAGTGTTTCTGCGCACCCTGCAAAAGCAGTGTAAAACCCTTACACTCTTTTTTCACGGACGGCCGTTTTTGCCCACCTTTGCAGTGTCTTAACATCACAATAACCATATAATAGCAAACTTATGAATGATTAGCAAGAAAGACCTCGAAGACCGACGAGAGTACGCACGCCTGCTGTATATGCAAGGCGACCAGCAGAAGTTAATAGCGGAAAAAGTGGGCGTGTCGCCCCAGACGGTAACAAAATGGGTCAATGCAGGCGGCTGGCAGGAACAGCGCGCGGCAAAGAACATCACGCGCCCTGAACTGGTAAACAAGCTCCTGCGAACAATAGACAAGATGATCGACAGCGTAGAGGTGTCAGAAAATCCAGACGTGGCAAACGGATTGGGCGACAAGCTGGCGAAGATTGCCGCCACCATTGAGAAACTGGATAAAAAAGCAAGCGTGGTAGACGCTATCGAGGTGTTTATGGCATTTGGTAAATGGCTTCAATTTCAGGCGCAGTTCGACGAAAGCATTACGCCAGAACTGATGAAAAAGATAATGAAGTACCAAGACCAGTACATCAACTATTTAATGCAAAACAAGCTAATGTAAAAAGCTATGCCAAATTACGACAAACTTACGCTGAAAGAAGCCGTCCTGCAATGGAGGGCGCACTGCGAGGCTGTCGAGGAAGCAACAACGACAAACGCGCACGAAACAGAGAAGCAGAAAAAAGAACGTATCAAACACCTGCTATCTGATTACGGCGCGTTTGTCGATTATTATTTCCCACACTACACCAGCAACCCGCAGACAGGAAAGCAGACACCCTGCGCGCCATTCCAGATTAAGGCGGCAAAGCAGATTAAGGCCGACAAGAACCTGAAAGCCGTATATAAGTGGCACAGAGGCGCGGCGAAGTCCACCCACATAGATATTTTTATACCTATGTGGCTGAAAGCGCAGATATATGGCGGTGCGGAGCTTCGCCAGTTTTGGGTTATGGTGCTGGTCGGAAAAAGCGAGGACAACGCGAAAACACTGCTTGCCGACTTGCAGGCGGAGTTACAGTATAACAAACGCTACATAAATGACTTTGGACAGCAGCACAATAATGGAACGTGGGAAGACGGCTCGTTCGTTACCAAGGACGGCACGGCATTCTTTGCCCGCGGCCGTGGACAGTCGCCGCGTGGTCTGCGCTATCGAAGCCACCGACCCGACTACATTGTCATAGACGACCTCGACGACGACGAACTCTGCCAAAGCCCTGCCCGTGTTACCAAACTGACCGATTGGGTAAAGGAGGCACTATTCGGCGCGCTGGACGGCGGACGCGGCCGTTTTATCATGGTGGGTAACTTGATAGCGAAAAACAGCGTGCTGGCCAACGTGTGTGCCATTAAAAGCGTCAAGGTGTCGCAGGTCAATATACTGGACGCAAAAGGTAATGTGTCGTGGGCTGCGAAGTGGACGCGGCAGGAAGTGCAGGCGATTGAGGACTTCACGGGCTACCGTTCGTTTCAGCGCGAATATATGAATAACCCTATCGTCGACGGGGCTGTGTTCCGCGCCGACTGGATAAGGTGGGCTAAACGCCCAGCGTGGCGCGACTTTACCGAAATAGTGCTGTACATAGACCCGTCGTGGAAGTCAAGCCAAAAGAACGACTACAAGGCGGCGAAGCTGTGGGGAAAGACAAAGAAAACGCAGCTGTGGCACTTGCGGGCATTCGTCAGACAAGCCACGGTGGCGGAAATGGTGCGCTGGTGCTATGACCTGTACGAATGGGCAGGGAAGACGGGCATAGCGATAAAATACTATATGGAGGCCAACTTCATACAGGACGCTTTGCTGGACGACTTCACCACCGAGGGCGTTCTGCGTGGCTATCAGCTGCCTATCGTGGGGGACAAACGCAAGAAACCCGACAAGTTCCTGCGCATTGAAAGTATTGCCCCGCTGTGGGAACGTGGCTTTGTCTTCTACGACGACAGCCAGAAAGATGACCCCGATATGCTGGCGGGCATAGACCAAACGCTCGCATTCCAAAAGGGAATGAGAGGACACGACGACGCACCCGACGCGGACGAAAGCGCAATATCGATTTTGCAGAAGCATTCAAAGATAACAAGTTTCACACCGTCGTTCGGCAAGCGGACGACCGCAAAAAATGTAACATGGTAAAGGTTAAAAAGTTTATTCAAGTATGCCTGTTTGAATGGCGTAAAAAGCGTGCCATTCGCAAGGCGCAGCGCAGTGCCGATTTGCACCGCCGCAAGTTTTTGGTGTTGGTATGGGGCGGCAAGCCCGTGGTTATATCTATGCAGGGAGTGCGCAAGCTGGTACGTCAGCACCGCTTCGCAAAAGGCTTTACAACCGAAAAGGCGCGCAAACTGGCTATTTTCGAGGCGTGCCCAAAAGCACGATAAGCTATGTTTTTGGATATAGAAGATTACAAGGCTGTATGCGATATGTACGAGATAGAGGCACTGCAAGCTGACGCAGATATGCGAGAACGTGCAGAACGTGCAGCCATGGAGGAAATAAGCAGCTACACACGCCACCGCTACGATATGAGCCGTGCGTTCCGAGCAAAGGGCGAAGACCGCAACCCTATGCTGGTGCAGTGCTGCGTAAATATATGCCTGTGGCTAATGGTACACCGCCTGCCCGACAACATGGGGCACGAACGGCGCGAATGCCTGTACAACGACAGCATTAAGTGGCTGAAAGACATACAGGCAAGCAAGGCAAGCCCAGACCTGCCGACCTACGTTTCCGAAGACGGAAAGGTAACAGACGCGAACAACCCCGTCAGATATGGAAGCCAGCCACCTACACGCCCGACGTGGTAAACGATTAAACAGTGTTAAACACCCGATTAAACAGCATTCAAATGGATATTTTACAGAGAATAAAAAGTGCGTACAGCACACTGTCTGGTAACAGGGTATATACGCAGACAGATATGCAGCGCGTCGTCAGCCTGATGCGAAGCGAGAAAGGGCGCAGGCTGACCGCCGAGCTGATGCGACAGACCGACACGCTGACAAAAAAGGACGTGGGCATGTGGCGCGCGGCGTGGCAGCTGGCCATTAACGTGGACAACCCACAGCGCACACGTCTTTACGACATTTACACCGACAACTTAATCGACCTGCATTTGCAGGGCGCAATAAACCAGCGCAAGGGTATGACAAAGCGTTGCGAGTTCAGGCTGGTCAAGGCCGACGGAAAGGAAGACGAAAAGGCTACCGATATACTGCGGCAGGAATGGTTCAGCGACTATTGCGACTATGTGTTAGATGCGCGATTTTGGGGGCACAGCCTTATACAGTTCGGCGACACCATTAAGACTGCCGAGGGCTTGAAGTTCAGCGGCGTGGAACTTGTACCGCGTAAGCACGTCTGCCCAGAACACGGCGTGCTGCTGCGCACCGTGGGCGACGACTGGCGCAATGGCATAGACTACCGGGAGGGCGAGTTTTCCCAGTGGGCGATTGAGGCGGGCAAGAAAGACGACCTCGGCCTGCTGCTGTCGTGCAGCCCGCAGTGTATCAGCAAGCGCAATATGTTAGGCTTTTGGGATATGTTCGGCGAGATTTTCGGCGCGCCTATGCGTATAGCCAAAGCCACCACCTCCGACGACGGCGAACGCCGAAAGATTGAAGACGCGCTCGAAAATATGGGCAATGCCTTTTGGGGGCTGTTCCCTGACGGCACCGAGATTGAGATTAAGGAAAGCAGCAGGGGCGATGCTTACAACGTCTTCGACAAGCGCATAGACCGCTGCAACTCCGAAATGTCCAAGGGCATTCTTAACCAGACTATGACCATAGACAGCGGCAGCAGCCTTTCACAGTCTGAAACACACCTCGAAGTATTCGAGAACGTGGTCGAGGACGACAAGACTATGCTTGCCTACAACATTAACGGCAAGCTGCTGCCATTTATGCAAATGCACGGCTTCAAGGTAGACGCCCTGCGCTTCGAGTGGAACGACGCAGCTACGTTTTCGCCCAGCGAGCAGCGCGAAATGGAACGCGTGCTGCTGGAATACTACGAGATAGACCCGCAGTATTTCGTGGACAAATACAATGTCAATATAACGGGCGTGCGCAAGGCGAAGACGCAGCCAGACGCACTCGACGCTTTTTTCCAGTAAGCCCCGCGCAAACAGCAGAACTGCGCAACGCATACGGGGCTTTTAACTCTGCGCTGCTGTCGCTGTATTCCGAGCCGCTGAACCTTGCGGCGGATGAAGACCGACAGCCTGAATATGACAGCGCCATATTTGCCACCGCTGCCGATATGGTCTACGAGGCGGGCGGCTTCGATGCCAGCCAGCTGAAAGACCCGCGCGCCCGTGCCGTGGTCGATGAAACGATGCGCACGCTGTCCACAGCAATAGACGAGGCAGTGCCGCACGACGTGCCGCAGACGCTACGCATTGCGCTGGAAGAAAACGCATTTATCTTTTCGGGCTTTAAGACGTTCCACAGCCTGCGGGAGGTCGGTCTGTCCATGCTGGACGACAAAGGCGACGTTAAGCCGTTAGAAGCGTTCCAGAAAGACGTACAGGCCATTAACGCAAAGTATAACACCAACTACCTGCGTGCAGAATACCAGCACGCCCTCGGCAGTTCGCTTATGGCCGTGAAATGGCAGCAGCTGGCACAGAACACTGACCGCTATTTTTTGCAGTACCGAACGGCAGAGGACGAAAAGGTAAGGGAAAGCCACGCGCTGCTGAATGGCATTACCCTGCCAGCCGACGACCCGTTTTGGGATAAATACTACCCGCCTAACGGTTGGGGCTGCCGATGTCAGGCTGTACAGGTGCGACGTTCAAAATACCCGCGGAGCGACGCAGCGCAGGCAATGAAGCAGGGCGACGCGGCCACCGAGGGAGCAAAGCAGAAAATGTTTCGCTTCAACACGGGTAAGACGATGCGCCTGTTCTCAAAGCAGCACCCATATTTCAAAGCACCGCAAAAGGCAAAAGAAGTAGTCGAGGAACTGACAAAGGAACAAAGGCTCGAACAGCTACGCAAGCAGCTGCCCGACAACCTGACAGATGCCGAGAAAGACGCAAAGGCTGCCAATAACTACGAGATTGAACAGGCTTTGAAAATAAAATGCGGTAAACCCATGACAGTGGAAGAAGCAGACAAACAAAGTGCCAACCCAAAACACGTGCTTAAATTCCTGCCAGACGAAAAGGGTACATATATAGATAAAGCAGGTAACAGGTTCAAATTAAACCCTGACTACAACAGGAAGCGCGACGAGCCGTTCTCTATCAACTGCCAAACCTGTGCGCCTGCCTATGCGCTGCGTCTAATGGGCTTTGATGTTACGGCAAAGGGTAATACGTCGGGGTCATTGTCCGAATACCTTTCAAAGCAGCGTTCTTTTGAAGCGTGGACAAATGCAGACGGGTCGCCTGCCGTGCCTACATTATACTGCGACTGGCTGAATAAAAAAGGCTATAAGCAGATGACTGAAAAAAGGTACAGGGAGTTTTTCGACGAATGCTGTAAGGACGAGGGTGTGTATATCATTACGATAGGCTGGAAAGGCGGGGGCGGGCACGCCACTGTTTTACAGCGTTTCAACGATGGCACACTTGCTTACATTGAACCGCAGGAATATGACGAGGACAAAGGGGCAAAAAGGAATATAGCAGGAGTTTGCCAAAAAGGAGAAACAAGACCATATTACAAGCGTGGTGTCTTACGCGTAGACAACAAACTGTTTAATATGAAATTTGCTTCAATCTTTAATAAATAGGGCAAATAGTTCAAAGGCTTCCTCGTGTGTGGTTATAACGACACTACCGTTTTTGTAGCCGTAAACTTCGGGGAAGCCGATTTCCATAGGTTCTGGATAAAGGAAGTGGTAATAATCCACGCCAGCCCTATTACCCAAATAGGTAATATGATTGCCGTATCGCTCTACTTCGTAGGCAAAGGCTTCTGTTATGGCTGTGGGTATCTTCTTCATATTTGCAAATATACGTCGATTTTACAACAAATCAAACATTTAACACAAAAAAAAGTTCATAAATGGCTGATATTTTAGATGCTGCCCGACTTGAAAGGCAGATTTTAGAGGATATGCGCGTTGAGTTGACAGACGAATTTGATAAGAACTTTCAGCGAAAGGCGTTTTTTACAGACAAGTGGAAAGCCCGAAAAGACAAGAACGCGCGCGGCTCTCTGCTGGTCGTGTCAGGTGCGATGCGCCGAAGCATACGCAGCGACGTGAAAGACCACGGGGTCAGCTTCACGTCGTCGCTGCCATACACCACCATACACAACGAGGGCGGAAAGGGCAGTAAGCCTGTACGACAGCACTACCGTACCAGCAAGAACGGGAAACGCTACGAGGTCAAGGCGCACAACCGTAAATTCAATATGCCAAAACGCCAGTTTATCGGCGACGGCAAGAAAACGCAGGCTATCATTAAAGACGTGATAGAAGACAACCTGCAAGCGTTCAACCTTTCACTCACTAAATTTTTGAAGCAATGAGAAAGCAAATTTATCTGAAAGTGTGCCAGCAGCTTGAACAAGTGCCTGAAATTCGCCTTGTAGGCTTCTGGAACGAGCAGCTGGCTATGGTGCAGCAGACGCGCCCGTTCGTCCTGCCTGCCGTGTTTCTCGAGTTTGAACCCTACGAGATACGCCAGCTGTCTATGCACGCACAGGAGGCAGACATCACCCTGCGCCTGCATATCCTTACAAGGGCTATGGATTTCGTGGACAACCGCGACAAGCGTATGGCGGTTGCCCTGCAATACTTCGACCTGATAGACGACGTAAACAAGGCTATGGCGACGCTGCGGGGCGACGGCTTCTCCACGTTCATGCACACCCAGTCCGCCACCAACCACAACCACGCCGAAATAATCGAAAGCATAGAGTGCTGGCAGTGCCGTGCCACCGATGCCACGGCGATGCGGCAGGCGCAAATGGCGGTGGGCGCAGGGCTGCATATCGCAGAAAAACAGTAAAACAAAAACCCCGTGCAGGTCATTTCACCGCACGGGGCTTTTCATTGGTTATCGAAGTAGTCGAACAGGGTAAGCTGCAATGCGTCTACTTTCGGCGGTGTGGTCGGTATGTTCAGGTAATTAAGATAAGTCCTGTAACACATAGGATAAATCGGGTTAATATACCTTTTCCATATCGCCTTATAACACCGCCTGTTATTGCCAGCTTCGTAGTACCTTTCTGTTATGGCGCGTAGCAATTTAGTGCGCTCCATCGTACTTTTATGGTGTTTCATAGCCTGTTTATCCGCTTATTTAAGTACCTTTGTAAACGGCTAAGTTTACGTGTGGTTTGCGGTTCGCAGGCTGCACGCTTTTTTAGGTTAGTCGTCAGCTTCCGTTACCGACAGCGGCACGATGTGCCAGCCTTTGTCGTCCTTGAACTCTGCACGAATGAAAGTCTTTGTCGTCGAGGGCTGGTAGCTTTCCTCAATGATGCGCACACCCTCTATAAAGGTGTCGTCCCGCGTTTCTTCCGCCATTTTGCGAAGTTGCAGCACGCGGCTGGCTTTCAGTGTGCCTTTCTGGTCGCGGCTCAACAGGCGCAGCACGGTATTAACCAGCATTTTGCTTTTGTCGTCCGTGGCAAGGCTTTCGATGTACCGCTTTACCATTGTGATGCCGTCCTCCACCGTGTCGCGCCAGTCGTCTACTGCATTCACGCCCAGCGTCAGCCGCATACTGCCGTCGCTGTGGGTAAAGGTGTGGGAACGCTGTGTGTCGGTCGTAAGCTGCATCACTTCCGATTTCATGCGCAGCACCTCTTTGAAGTTCTCAAACACTTTTGCCTTTACCGCCTTAATCTGGTCGGAAAGGGCGCGAAGTTCGGGCAATGCCGTGGCGATTTCGTCGTCCACCAGTTCTGCATACACTTCGCGGTTTTCTTTTCTCTGCCTTGCGATGCGTTCTTTTTCCTGCTTCTTCTGGAAAGCGGCAAACGCTTCGGCTTCTGCCGTGGTCATTTCTACCACTTTTTTTTCATTATCCATTTTATTACTTGTTAAATGGTGTTCAAACACCTGTTAATCGTCTTTTTCCAGTTCGTCCATACTGTGATTGCGCCAGCCCAGCTCCGCGCTTTCGGCTTCACTCTCCGCCCATTCTGAAAGCTCTTTCATAAAGTAATAATAGGCGGTGTTGTTCAGGTGCGCAAATTCTTCTTTGATGCGAGCGCCCAGTCGGTCTACCGCTTTACTCATACTGCGATATTTTATAAAAAACATAGTTTCTGCGGGCAGCGGTTAAGGCCATTAAGATGTCCGCCTTTGTGTCGGCTTCCGTCAGCATTGGCACACCGTTCAGGCAGATGTAGACCTCGCCGTCAAATTCGCGTACCTGTACGGCGCGGCGGCTTTCTCTGACAGCCTGCCTGTGTACTCTGTTATGCTGTCTTTCTTTCCAGTTCGCGCGATATTTGCACCACTTGCGGCAGATTGCCTGCCAAAAATCTTGTAACTTTTTCATTTCCTTTATATTTATGGTTTGTTGTTCTTATGCTTGTGCCACGTTGTCGCCGCCTGCATACCTTGCCAGCGTTTCGCTTAACATTGCCTGCTTTACGGCTTCCGCCTGTCGTGCGTCGGTCTGCTTGTTGTTAAACAGCCCGATAAGGTTGCGCAGGCGTTCGCGGGGTATCTTGTTAAAGTCGCTGTAACCCGTACACCTGCACGCTATGCCTTTTATAACGCTGGCGTTCGATGTTCTGCCAGTGGAACGCAGCCAGCTGCCTATCGCCGCCATTACACGCTTGCGCAGCTTGTCGGTGTCGTCGCCTTGCTTCTTGTTCAGCTGTGCCGACAGCTTGCCGCAGATGTCTACAAGGTCGTGCGTGTCGATGTCACGGCTGCTTTCCACGCCGTAGCTGGCGGCGATGGTCTTCTTTTCGTCGTCCGAAATGCCCAGCAGGGTGCAAAGGGTGTGGTACTTCTTCACAAGCCCCCTGTGTATTTCGTCCATTGTCTTGTTTTCCTTTGTCATAGCTCTATTTATTTCGTTAGGTTTGCCCAGTATTCGCGTGCGCCCTGCTCCCAAATGATGAAGTCCGCGCCGCCCTCCTGTTTTTCGGGTACTTCGTAGCGGGTAGTTACGAATGCCTTGTACCCCTCAACTCTTATTTTGATGTCAGCGTCGTACCTGATGTTTTGCGCCGTCGAGCCTTTCGGTTCGCCATTGCGTCCCTGACTGATGTAAACAAACAGCTTGTCAGGGAACTGACCCCGCAGCCGCAAATGGTCTTCTATCGTGTAGCGTCGCCAGTATTGCACGCTGTCTATTACGATGATGTCGGGGCTTCGCTTGCGTTTCAGGCGCGCTGCCACCTCCTTCGCGCCCTCCTTGTCCAGCAGTATGATGCGCGTGCCAGCTTCGGCCATTCCGACGCGCTGCCACGCTTTTTGCAGCGATAGTGACAAGCCTTGCTCAATGCTGTCGTAGGCCACGCGCCCGAACTTCGTAAGGTACTTGCACAATTCAAGTACGAAAGTCGTTTTACCGCAGCCGCTACCGCCGTAGACAAGCCACGTGCCGCGAAGTTCGGGGCGGCCGAAGCTGTGCAGCCACCTGCCCTCGAAGTCGGCGACCTCAAACTTCGCCTGCAATACGTTTTTATTGCTTATCGCCCGTGCCATAGTCATAATCGTTTTATATCCACCTTGACGCGGCTGTTCAGATGCTGAACGCACCAGCTTAAAAAGTACAGTCCGTCGGGGTTTTCGTTAGGGTTTATGTCGGCCACCACACACAGCAGCCCTTTTGTCTTTGCACGGCGCACCGTCAGCGTGCAGGGTGCGTCGCGGTGCAGCCATTCGTCCATGATGAAGCGGCAGTCCGACGCTTTCATTCCCAGTGTGATGCGCTGCGCTGCGTCGTAACTTACGCTGTTCATGACCTGCCTCCTTTCGTCAGTTTCCAGACGGCACGCTTCACACGGCGCAGGTCGTTTTCACTGTCCCTTATCACGGCGGCGATGTCTGCCTTGTCATTCACACCGTTTGCCACGCACACGGCGGCGATGTCTTCGTCGTTCACTACTTCCAGCTGTACGAACTTCCTGCCTATGCGGCTGTATATTTCCTGATAGCCTTTGCGGTTGAAGCGCACGCCCCGTTCTATTCGCTTTTTCAGGAAGTCGGTAGCGCAGAGCGCAAGCCCGCAGTGTCCCTCTAATTGGTTATACAGTGAGATAAAGAAGTACAGCACTTGGTCGCCCAGCTTGTCGGCTTCGTCCAGAATGATAAGCGGCGTTTCTACGCTTTGCAGTTCCTCTACGATTGTGTCCATTTGGTCGGACACGCTGCCTGCCATGTCCTTGCCCAGCGCACGCAGCAGCTTTTGTATGAATGTCTTTCTGTTCCAATACTCCGAGCAGCACAGATGATAGGTGCGGGGGTGGTCGGCGGTGTACCGCTTTATGGCTTCCGTCTTTCCGCAGCCTGCGAAGCCTGTTACGGCCATTGCGAGGCTTTCGGCTTTCGCGTTGTCCAGTATAAAGGTCATTTTCTCATAACCGCGGGTCGCCACCACCTGCCACGCCGCACCGTCGTGTCCTGTCTGTGCGGCGATGCTGCGCCACATATCGTCGCTAAGGGTTTCCCAGTCGTTGTTAAGCACCTTGCTAAGTGTGGCAGAGCTTATGCCCATACTCTTTGCGGCCTTGTTCTGGCTGCCTTTCTGTGCGCAGAAACTTTTAAGGCGTTCTGCTATCAATGCCTTTTCTTCTTGCTTCATAATTGCCGTTTATTTTAGAAAATTGAATAATCGTCTTTTTCCACCGTGGCTGCCTGTGCTGCTGGTCGGGTGGCTTCGCTGATGCCGAGGCGTTTTTGTTCGCGCGGTAACTTGTGCTGTCCTCTGCTGTCTACAAGGCAGAACCGTGTAAGCACGTTGCCCAGCTGCGGGTTGTCCTGTATCAGTTGCTCCACGCGCTTGCTGCTGTCTGCCAGCTGGTCGGTAACATACTGCTCCAGTCGGTCGTTATAGTCGAACACCTTTTGCAGCTGCTCTGCGTCGCCCTCTCTGCGGTCGGCAAGTGCCATAGGCTGCACATACTTTTCTTGAAGCATATAGCGCAGCGTGCCGCTTTCGTTCACTGCCAGCACTTCGCCCATGTCGTCGGGGTCGAACAGCACCGTCCACTTTTCGCCTGCGTGTTCCCTGAAACTGATGTCGAACGTATCGTATTCGTGTTTTACGCCTAACAGGGTCGGGCGAAGACCACCGCCGCATATCGCATTCGTGTTGCCAGTGGTGCTGCCGTAGTAGAGCAGGTAGTTTTCTTTCGACAGGGGAAGCGTGCGTTCAGCGGGCAGCTTCTCTATGTAGCCCATAAATTCTGTGCGCTTACGCTGGCGTTCCGTGGCTATCATTGCGCCTATTTGCTCTTTTACGCCCTCAAAGTCGGGGAAGCTGTGGCGTACCAAGTTCAGCGCTTCGCTATTAGGCTGTTTCTTTGGGTCGGTAGTGATGCCGTAACCCGACCAGTTGTTGCACCGCTGGCAATACTCCCTGTTCAGGTAGTTAAAGTATGCCTCCACGGGCTTTGCCTTTGCGTTCTTTACGCGGGCAGGGGTCAGTTTGTCGCCCATTATCTTGTACAGCGGTGTCATTGCCTTAATGGCGTAGTGGTCGCACTGTACTTGATTGGAGCGAAGCATTTGCCCTGTCAGTTCCTTGCTGTGCTGTGCGGCATTACGCAGGGCGGCGGCTATCAGTTCGGGCGTTTCGTGCGTCCCTATGGCGTAGCCTATCGGGTAGTTGCAGCAGGGGTCGAGCACCACTTCCACGGCAAGCCTGTTGCTGTACGATGTTATGTGTCTGCCCTGTGCGTCCGTCTTCACGGTCTGGTATAGCAGTTCCACGTCCCAGCCGTCCAAGCTCCACATAAGGAAAGCGGCCGACGGTCGGCTGCGCTTTACCTGCATTGCCCGTTCGTTGCGGAAATTCGTAGCGCCGCGCCTGCCCGCCGCAGTTACGAGGTCGCGCTTCTTCAGCCATTCCCCAGCGGTGCGGGGGGTAATGGGTTTCCAGCCCATTTGCTTTGCCACCTTGTTGTAGTAGTCTGCCACTTTTACGCTGTCGAGGTTGTTCTTGTTGGCCATGATGTAAATCATTACGGCCTCCTTTTCCTCTGTGTCTATCTTGGCGGCGTGCTTCTGCTGCCACATTCCAGAGATAAAGCAGCTGTAACCCTCTTTCTGGTACTCTTTCCACTTTACCTGCAACCTGCGGGCGTTCTGTGGCAGGCTGTTAGGCCACCTGTCCCCGATGCGGGGCAGTGCCGCTGCCGCATTGCTCCAAAATTCGCCCAGCTTTATCTTCGGTTTGCTCTGTCTGATGCGGTGCGAGTTCGCCCGCTCTATGCACACACAAAAGGCGCGCATTACCGCCGCGTTGTTCGCATATTCCTGCTGCTTGTCTGTGGGCAGGTGGCGGCCGTCGTCCAGAACGTAGTCGCTGTAAAAGGCTATGGCCTTGCCGTCTTCCTCTATCGCTTCCACAAAGGGCTTGCTTTCCGCCTGTTCCTGTTCGTCGGGATAGCGTTTGTAAACCTCCGTGCGGTATTTCACGGGCAGGCTGTCCACGGCAAAAAGCGCAGGCGTACCGTTGCAGCCACGGCGCACGCATTCCACATTTTTGCGGCGTGCCATTGATTTTAGGCACTCAACCGACATAATGTTTGCCGTCAGCTCCGTGTAGCTTATACATAGTCTATTGCCGTAATACTCCATATTTTATTATCTTTGTAGCCGTGTTATAAATTTCATTTTTATGGATATAAAAGATTTGTACGAATACGGCGAAACGTCGCTCGCCGTTAATGTTCCAAAGGCAAAAAAGCTAAAAAGCACTTTGGTTTGCCCAGTTCACAAACGTAAGGTACTATTCAAGTACGACTACACGCAGGCGGGAACGAATGCCTATATAACGCGCTACTGCTGCAAAGAACACGCGCAGAGAGTGGCGCAGGCGTTTACAGATGCCGAGCTGTTCGACAACGTATATGTCGAAACAGAAGAGCATACCGTGCCCCCATTCGTCCGTCCCTGTGGTGATTAGAAAGCCGCCGTCGGTCAGGTCGTTGCACATCGTTCGTCTGAATGTGTCCCTGTCTGCTTCGGTAAATGCGCCGCTGGTCTTATACGCTACGCCGATAAGGCGTTTATATAGTTTTTCAGTCCTTATATGAGAGTTCCCATATATCTTTCCATTCTTACTTTTCATATTTCCTATGCACGTGAATTTTTATTGTTATCTGTCTGCTCAAGTAGAGGGCAAACGTAACGCTCGCAAGTATTTAGAAGAGTTTCTGTCTGATATAACAGGTAGTCTACAAGCCGTGTGTCATGTTTTCTGTGTGGCATGGGCTTACTCGTCTTTAGCGCCTGAACCAAACTACCTGCTGCCCTCATATTCCGACGGAGAATCGATGCTACTTCCTTTTTCCTTTCAGTATTCCTGTCTGGAGCAGGCTTACCTGCGCATAGACTTGTTGCAATCGTTATTTCGCAATTTAGCTTATAAGCGAGGGATTGACGTTGTTTTTGAATACCACCTCGACGATTAAATTTTCTCTTTTCCATAGTTTGTTAGCTTAATTGGTTAGCAAATTCCTGTAATTCTGTCAGCTGCGTAATCGTGCAGCCCTCAATGGTGCGGCGCACGGTTCCGTTCTTGTCGAACACCTGCGCCGTGCCTGTCTTTGTGTCGGCCTCTATCATTGCGCCGTTGCCAAAATACTGACGCATACAGCCCTCGTGGTCGTGTATGGTTTCCTCCGCTGGCGACAGGCAAAGCAGTATGCCGCCCTTTGCCATTGCCAGTTTTCTGATGCGCAGGCTCATGTCCGTTTCGTTCCAGAACGTCAACGCCCGCCAAAGTGCCATATCGCTGCACTTGAATGCAGCCTTGATTTCCTTGCGCACTTGTCTGGTTACTTCAATTTGTCTTCTTACTGTGTCCATAATTCGCTGTTTTATTTGGTTTAACTTCCGCTTTCTGCACAATTTTTAGTATATTTGTGCGCTGTGTTATACTAAACACGGTGCAAATATATAGAGATTTACTCTAATTACAAAATAAAAATAGAGTTTTTCTCTATTAAATTCGATTTCATGGTTAAAGATAGGGTTAAGGCTTTCTGTAAAGCTCAAAATATTAGTGTGGCAGCATTTGAAAAAAGCATTGATGTTGCTAATGGTTATGTAAATAACATAAGCAAAAGTATTGGCGTAGATAAAATATGCGATATATTAGAGAAGTACTCTACACTTAATATCGAATGGCTTTTAACAGGCAAAGGAAATATGTACAAAGAAACAAATGCTACCAGTAACGATCCTGCCATAGATATATATAAGGATATGATAAAGGCAAAAGACGACCTGATACAGCAGCAAAAAGAAATGATAGAGCAGCTAAAAGGAATGATAGACCAGCAAAATGATATGATAGACCGATTACACCACGAAATTTTGAACGGGGGGCAAAGTGCCTGCGATGCTACCGACGAAACGGCTGCCCTTGCAGGGTAACAATACCGTGCATTATACGCCTTTTCCCTGTTCGCAAAAATTCTGCACGCTAAAAATCTAACAAACGTCCATTAGATACCAGAAAACCCTCTGAATATAAACTATTTACGAACAAATATCCATATTTCGGCAAATAGGAATTAAAGGGGTGTTTTCTCGCAAAAAATGGGGGTTCTCGTGCTTCAAAAAGACATTAAAGGGGGTTATTCTACTGCTTTTTGACCATCCAAATGACCACCCAACAGACCACCCAACGTGTAAAATGGCACTTTTTGAACCACCGTTTTTTGTCGCCATTCAGGAACTGGCAGGCATATTTTTAGCCGTCCAGACCAGCCAGAACGCACACCGTTTGAATGCCATTAAACAGCCGTTTGAACACCGTTTAACTGCCATTTACACGCCCCCAGCCGCTTCCTGTCATTTTCGTGACATCAGGCAAATGCCCGCTGCGCCAGTCTTCCAGCTGTCCTGCCGCCCAATTTACCCCCTTTTTCGTGTTTTTCGCCCGTCTTTCCACGTTCTTTTAACGCCCACACTTCCGCTTTGCCACTTTTTAGCCCACGTCGTCGCTTTTCGCCCCTTTTCCTGCACACTTACCCACCGCCCACCATTTCGCCCCTTGTACGCCATTATTTTCCCTTTCCCCGTTCCTGCGCTTCCGTCTGGACACAAAAAAAGCGACCGCCGCAGTGCCATTTCAGCACCCAGCAGTCGCCATTATTTCGACTTTCGCCCCTCTGCGATTAAACCTAATTCAACTCCCAGCCGTTCAATCTTAACCCTGCATTAAACACTTTCCTGAACAGAATTAAACCCAAATTCAACCCGATTCAACCTTTTGCACAATCTATTTCGTTTTGCTTCAACTCCCCTAAACGTACCTAACCCTCTAATATACAAAAGTTTCAACGTCTTTTCTACTCTCTACTGTTTTGTACAATCTATTTCTCTGCCCGTATTTATCTCTTGCATTTTTACTAATG